TTTCTTTTCTTTTCTTTGACAAATCTCTTTTTATTTAAATTGACTTGTCGCCTTCTTTGTTTCTCACTTAAATGTTTCATGACATGAATAACTCCAGCTTTTTAGCTTCCTTTTCTTTTTTGGCAAATTCTTTGATTGCAGTATCTTTTTGTCTTACAGTGCTAATTCTTTGTCTTAATGTATCAACATAAGCCATAGTCTCTTGAGCTCCTGCTTCGTCCATACCCATTTGAGTAAAATCTTCGATACCCATTTTTTCAATAAATTTAAATTTAATATCCTGTTGTTTTTTCTCTTTAGTTATTCTACGAATAAATGCAAAGTAACATATTTGTGTAAAATAAGAGAATGCATTAGGACGACCAGTTCGAGTTGCAGTTTCTATATTATAGTTACCAATTGCTCTTAAGCAATTTTCAACAGCATCCATTACCATTTCTTCTCTATAAGTATATCGTACAAAGTTTGGTCGATGTGATAAACCTTCTGCGATTCTTATAAAGCATTTAGCAATATAGTCTGTGACTGTGGGAACTGGATTTCCTTTTTCTTTAGCAGCATGTGCTTCAATAGCATAATCCATAACAGCTTGAGAAAAATCTTTGTTATTAACATAATGTGCTTTATTTTTTTGGCTCATTTTATTTCTCCATAATTATATTATTATACCATATTTTTAGTAAAAAGTACATATGATTTATTTCATTAAAACACTGTACTTTTGTCATTTTTTATGGTATAATATAATAGTACCTCCGGAGGGAAGGAATACAAGAATCAATGTATCGTCTTCTTCTCAGTTATAGGTACACCATTATCAGCATACTCATTCGCAAGTTCATTCTCATAATCTTCTAAGATCTCAAGATCAGACCTTGTTTCAGGCTTACTGATATTATCTAATTTTAATGCAAATTGCACATAATTAGTTTTTATTTCTTCAGCTATAGGAACATGTTGAATAATATTAGACTTTAATATTTTGAATTGTTTGGAATCCGAGAATGGAAACCAAGGAGTAAATTGAAAGCCACCTAGTAAATTAGCATGTATACTAACAGGTCTTTCAATTATGTAGTTATCATCATTTTTCACTGCTACGAGTCCAATGATATCATCTCCATTCATGAGTTTAAAATGTCTAATATTTAATTGTTCCATTTATATATTTATATCCCATAGCTTGTAATTAAATCGTTCTTTAGAATATATCTTAATTCTTTCTGCCGCATGTTGCAATGTATAATTCTTATTAGATTTCCAATGTAGATCATCTGCAATATCATATATCTTTGTATCTTGACCAGTACTACTCTTTCTTAGTCCTCGGCCGATGGATTGGAGAACCCTAATTTGAGACTTACTTGGTGAAGCAAATATAATGTTGTGTAAATTACGAATATTAATACCTGTAGAAAAAGTGCCAATACTAGCGACGATAATTGCGTCTTTTTCTTTCTCGGTAATCTCACGGACTGATTCTCTTGTGTCGACATCTGTTTCTCCTGAGACATAAAATAACTTTCTATTACTATTTATCTTTTCTTTTAATAGAGAATGCAATGGCTTACCATGTTTATCTACATAATTAAATAACAATAAAGTATTACCTTTTTGATCTAATGCTAAGTTAGCAATAAAATTATTTCTTGGCTCATATCTTACAATAAAGTCTAGTTCTTCTTGATATTTTAATCCTGATATAATTTTACATATCTCATCTTTATATTTAAGTAAGAGTATATCTATTTCTAATTGACTTAAATCATTGTTATCAATTAATTGTTTAGTCGTTGTAACCTGATAAACGGGTCCAAACAATCCTTCTAATACTAACTGATGAGTTTGTGTTCCATCAAGTGTACCAGTTGTTCCAATACGATATTTAGCTTCTGTACATTTCTCTAATATCGCCGTAAGTGATTTAGCTTTAAAATTATGTGCTTCATCTCCTATCACCATACCATATCTTTCAAACCATTCATGATTCATTTTATAAATGGATTGCCAGGTTGTTATCGTAACTCTTTGTTTAAAATTATATTTTTCTTTTCCGGAATATATTCTATGACAATTTTCAGCACAATCCCAGGTATCCTTACTAGAGTAGTCAGCAAAGTCCGAATACATCTGTTCAACCAATGATGTTGTAGGGACAATAATAAGTACATCATTATCATAAGTTTCTAGGTAATATCTTAATGCCATATAAATGATTAAAGATTTCCCAGAAGCCGTTGGTGATAGTAAAAGGCTTTTAGTTTTTCTCATCACGAGCGAGAACGCATCTAATTGATAGTCCCTGGGGTATATATCCTCTCCGTTCACGCTAGCCTTCAATTTACCTAAAAAGGTGTCTAGATCATGATTAAGGTCTTCGTCAGGAGTGCCATAGAAGGCATCTTCGTTTGCGATTATTTTATAATTTCTTTGTTCTGCGAATTCTGCTAGATACTTATACAATCCAGTATATAATGTTTTCTTTCTTTGATCGAATAATCGTATCTTTCCATCCCACATACGATTTTTATAAGCAGGCATAAATTTATAACCAGGAACAAAGAAACAAAAGTGTTCCGACAATTCTCTTTCAATAGAAGGTTCACATTCTAACGATAGGAATGCTTCGTTTCTTTTAGTGACGATAATTGATTCCATTAGATTCCGCTAGTGAACTTTCTCCATTCAATCATGTTCTTTATGTTTTGATGTCTCCATTTAACATTATCTAATATTTCTTTTAAGGTTGAACACAATTCTTCTAGATATTGTATTTTAGCTTGATGTTCTTGTATAATTGGATCTGAATCATAATAGTAATCCATATCACCTTTGAGCACAGTTAATCCACCTAAAGGATCATAATCCCATCCTTTTGTATCAATTTCTTCTTTACTCATTTTACCATTAAGATGTAACCATTTATCTTTAAGTAGTACCTTAAATTCAAGTTCAGCTTTTTTGAGTTTCATTCGATTTACAGAAAGTAATTCGAGATATTTACCATGTAATTTTGCGGAGTCTCGAGACGCTTCATCGAGATTCATATCATCGATAACTGAGTCTTTTTTCCACATTTCTAATATTTGTTGCAAATTATTCATATTATTATTATACCATCATAAAGTGATTTTGTACAGTGTTTTAAGTAAAATACTATACAAATTCAAAATTAGTATATGCAAATGTGACATCCATTTGTACATACTCTACACTTTCAACTTGTGCATCAAATTCTACTGGGGTTATATTTGTTGGAAATACATCTTTAAACTTAATTTCTTTTGTGACATTATTATGTGACGATAAGATTAAAAGAGTAGCATCAGCTTTAAATCCTTCAGCATTATTTGATTGAGCAATATTATGCAACCAATCAAATGTTTCTATATAGTTTTCCATATTCTCTGTGACGTTAACTCTTAATGCTAAATCTTCAAAGCTTAATCTATCGCCTGTAAAAGCTAGATTAACACCTCGATATGGAGTATCTACTGCTGATATACTAATTCCAGGAAGCGTAGCAGCAACAGCAAAGTATTCTATGTTAGGATACTTCGTGCTATCTACTTTAAATTGAAAGCCTACTGGGCTTAAAAAGTTTTTATTTGTAGTTAATGTTGCCATATATCTATTTATAAGCAAAAAAAGGGGAACCGAAGCTCCCCTTTAAAAAGAGTATTAACTCTGGCTTACACCATGATGTCGTCAACTCTGAAGATTCTGAAGTATTGGTTAGATCTATCTGAACCGACACCGTCTAGAGCTACGAATGGGTTTGCAACCATGCCGTATCTAGTTTTGAATCCTATTCTTGGTTGGAAATCATTCTCACCAACAGCTTTAACCATTGTTAGTGGAACGTATGGGCAGTAGAATAAACCTGCGTCATATGGATTAGATCCTCTGTAACCAACACAAACGAAGTCTACAGTTGAATATGGATCAATGTAAACTTTTAATCTTCCGTTAAGAACACCAGCAAAAGTATTACCTGTGTCGTCAACGTTTAAGTTAGCTGAAAGTGCAGGTGTGTAATCTAACATACCAGCAGCTGCTAGAGCTGAAGCTACGTCTGAAGAACATAGGATAAAGTTACCTTTACCTCTTCTTGTTTCTTTAGCGATTACGTTACACTCTCTTTCGATTTGCATGATTAAACCTTTGAATCTTTCAACCATCCATCTTCCATCAGAGTCAGTATTGACATCGAATATACCTGAAGTAGCTGTTGAAGACTGTAAAGCTCCGATTTTAGCAGTTTTAAGAACAGTTCTAACAACTTCTCTGTTGATCTCTGCAAGGATCTCAGCAGATAAGATATTAGCTAGTTCGCCTTCTGCGTCTAAACCGTGAATAGCTTTAAGGTCTTGAGCTAATTCCATTGTATACTCAGCTTTAAGAGCTCTTGACTTAGCAGTCACTGTTGATTTCTCAATAGTGAAAGCCATTTCGCCGTATGAACCGTCACCGGTTTCACCAACGCCAAGTCTCTCTGCATCAGCTGTATCTAAGCCAG